GTAGCTACGGGTGCCCTCGATGTTGACCGTGTCGCCGACGATCACGGTGTGATCCGGCAGGACCTTCTTGGTCTGGCCGTCTACCGGGTCGATGTAGCTCTCGTTGTAGACCCAGAGCTGGATGTCGCCCAGGTTTCCGACGAGCCGGGCGCGGGTGGTCCGGTCCGGGGTGATGATGCCCGTTTCGGCCTGACTTGAACCTCCGCGGCGGGTGTCGATGGCGTCCTGGAACTTGGAATCTGCCTTGAGCAGCTTCCAGGCCTTGACATCCATGACCACCACATTGCCCACAGCGCCCGCGGTGTCCTGGATCAGCTCGATCCAGGTTTCGAGGTCTCCCACCGGGCTGACGCCCGCTTCACCCCAGCGTGCCGAGGTGGTCAGCGTGACGGTGTGCGTGGAGTCACGGCCGAAGTCCACGACCTTTTCGGGGTACTTTTCCCCGACGATGGTGGTCTGCCCGGTGCGCAGGGTTTCGGCGGCCATTACTACCTGCCGGCGCGTGAGCATCTGCATCTGGTCTTCCAGATCGCGACGCACCGAGATGGCGCTGCGCTGGGCCGGGCTGAGCGAGCCGCCAACGGCTTCACCGATTGAGCGACGCAGCGAGCGGTCCGGCCTGTGGACGCGCTTGTCCTTGATGTAAGCCGGCTTGAAGGTATTGGTCTGGAAGCCCTTGGACTGGACCACCTGACCGGCCACCAGCGGGTGTACGAAGGGCGCGAGGCGCGGCTTGTCGTCGTCGACATCGAAGTGGATGTCCTCAGTGTCGAAGGTTTCGACCTGCGGAAAAAACACATCGAGCAGGAACGACGATGGGAACCGGATCTGCTCGACGACGCGGTTCAGCGTGTTGGTAGAAAAGATATCCATGTTGATCAGGCTCCCGTGTTCTTGGTGACGAAGATGCCCAGTCCACGCAGCGCGGCACGGTGATCATCCGCCGTGTCGTCGCCGCCGAATGTGAGCGCGAGTTCGTTGAAGTGGCCGGACAGGTAGACCATAGCCCCGGCGTCCGCCGAGGTTGCATCCACGGCTTCGGCCAGGATGGCGTACGGCGTCCGGATTGATGCCGTAACCGATGCGTCGTTGACCGGGACCAGCTTGTTGCTGTTGACGGAATCTTTTGCAAGCACGGCTCCCGCTTCGAGGATGCCCGCTCCGGACAGGACGGTTTGCTTTTCAGCCACTCGCGGCATGTCGCCGGCAAGCAGGTTGTCGTAGGCAAGCGTGCCTTCAATCGAAAATTCTGCAGACATGGTCAGGCCCTCACTCGGTTGCGCCGGACTTGCCGGCATTCAGGATGAAGTTGGCGGCGGCTTCGGTCTCGTCCGCTTCGGTCTCGGCGAGGCCGCCGTCGTCCGAGCTGATACCCGGCGTGTTGCCGGCCATGAGCGCGGCCAGCGGATCGGCATGTGCCCGGGCCTCTTCGGCGGCTCCTTCGAGGATTTCTGTTGCGGCGTCGACCGAGTAGGCCTGATCCGAGAGCGCGAGCTTGTGCGCCAGCGCCGGGCGGGTCTTGGCCTGCTCGCAGTTGAGGATGGCGCTGATGCGCTGGCGTTCGGCCGCGGCAGATTCTGCCCGGGCGGTTGCGACGGCTTCATCTTGGCCGGTGGTTGCCTCGGCCAGAAGCTCGTCGACTTCGGCCTGCGTGTACGTGCTTTCGGCGGCAGGATTCGCACCGCCATCGTTTTGCTTCGTCATGATTCCACCTCGTGAAGTTGACGTTGTGGTGCGGCGGCTGCCGCTGGTAAGGCCCGGTTCCCGGTCGGGATCGGGGTTTTCGAAATTGAATTGAATAGCCGCAAGCAGGCGCCGGCCGGTGGTCACACCGTCGGCCAGACCTTTCTCGACCAGTTCTGGGCCGTCGAACACAGCGGCCTCGGTGGCGCGGACGTCCTCGGTCGGCAGGTCGCGGAAATCGGCGATGGTCTCGACGAAAGCGCGATAGGTGCGGTCGACCTTGGCCTGGAGCTTTTCGAGGTCTCCTTCGGTTAGGTCGCGGTACGGACTGCCGAGCACCTTTTCGGCGCCGGCGTGGACGTGCGTGACGACGACGCCCGCGTCTTCCAGCGCCTGCTGATATGAGGCGTGCGTGATGACTACGCCGATGCTGCCGCCGTGGCTGGAGTTGGCGATGTAGACCCGGCGGGTTGCGGCTGCAATCCAGTAGGCCGCGCTGGATCCGGCGCCGTCGATCATGGCGTAGGCCGGCTTTTCGAGCGCTCTGATCATGCGGCCGAGGTCGTCCACGCCGGTGGCCTCTCCGCCGTAGCTGTGCACGTCGAGCATGACCGCGCGAACGCGTTCGTCGGCGGCGATCAGGTCGAGCTGATGCGCGATGCCCTCGTAGCTGGTGAGGCCGGACGAACTGCCGATCCACGCCCCTCGGTTGACCAGCGTGCCGCGAATGGGCAGGACGGCGACGCCGCGATCGACATGGTAGCCGCCGCGCGGGTCCATGCGTTCCCCCATGAGGCCGGGGCCAGATGCTTCCATCACCGCGCCGGCCGGCTGTTCAACGCTTAGGCCGAGCTTGCCACGCAGTGCCCAGGCCAGCGCCTGTACCTTGTCGGGCTGGATCAGCAGCGGCGTATCGAAAAAGCGCGCGGCAAGGTGCGGCAGGTCGAACTGCCGGACGGTGACGTCGAGTTTCGGTTGATCAGCCATTCTGGCTCCCTTGTTCGGTTGCTTCATCGGCGGCCATGTCGGAATCCTCGAAGGCGACGTTGGCGGCGCCCCATACCAGCCGTCGCGCGGTTTCTTCGGGCACGCCCTTGGCCTGGTATTTGCGATACAGGGCGGTCTGTTCGTCGATTATTTCGTCGAGTTGACGACCGCGGGCTGCGGCTTCTTCCTCATGGCTGGTGAGCCCAAGGCTGATGTCGATGCGGGTTGAGTTGGACCGTTTTACCGGGTCGATCTCTTCGCGGCCGGGGCCGATCCACTTGGCCTGCGAAAATGCGCGCTTGCCTCCGGGAGCCAGGAATGCTCCCAGGCCACCGGGCACGGGGATGTCGCCGGAACTTATTGAATCCTCAAGCCAGAGCGTATAGATGATCGAGGCGTACCGATTTGCGACGTGGTGGCGCTCGCTGAGCACGAACTTCCAGGCCTCTAGCATCGAGGCGCGCGCACTGCTGAACGTCGTGTTGGTGTAGTCCTTGCTCAGTTGCTCGTAGCTGCTGTTGGTGGCCGCTGCGATATGGCGGAGCGCGGCGCGCTCGAACTGCTCGAAGGCGGCAACTGGCTGCTTGGCCGATTGCAGATCCAACTTTTCTCCCGGGAACAGGTGCGCGATCTTGGAACCGTCGAACTGGATTCGGTCGGTGCCCTGGTGGTATTCCAGGGCGTCGCGCAGGTAGGTCGCTTGCGGGCTCTCCTGCTGACCGAGCGCGGCCATGATCTCCGGGTGTTCAACGCTGGACTCGATGACGGCGGCGTACATGCTGTTGATGATGGCTGCCTGCATTGCGGTCGACTGCCAGCGCTCGAGCATCTTGATCTGCTTGATCGCCGAGAGCAGACCGGTGCGGCCGCGCGATTGGCCGGGGCGCTCCTGGTCATACAGGTGGATGAGCTGCAGCCGCCCGAACGGCGTGCGGCTGGGCACGTAGCGCCAGCGGAGCTGCCCGCGCAGGTGCATGCTGTCGTTCGGGTGGGCGTTTCGGATGAATGCGCCCACCGGAGCGCCGAAGCGGTTCTTCACCACGCCGTGGCGCAGGCCCGGGTCCTCGATCTTGTCGGACGGGGTGCTCATCCGCTCGGGATCGAAGGGCTGAATGGCCGTGCGATAGGGCCATCCGTCCCGCTCGATCCATTCTGCTGTGGCCGTGATTTCGCCGGTCATCATGCGCGAGCGGTAGCCCTGCCGAATCAAGCCCGGGAAGTCCAGTACTTCGCTGGCGTGGATCCGGTTTTGCGGGTCGTAGGCGTAGGCGCGCCACCTGCAACGTACGGCGGCGGCAAATTCCTGCGCCCATTCGGCGCTCAGGCCGAGCGCGCGGTAATCGGGCTTCGGGACCAGCATCAGGTCCGGGCCAATCACGCTGTCAAGCTGGGTCTGCACGAGCCCGCTGGTGATGCCGTTTTCGCGGATTAGATCACGTAGGCGCCCGACGCTGGTTTCCCAGCCATCGACAACCTCATCATCCGGCGACTGCAGCATCGGCAGCCAGCGCGACAGTGCCTGGTCGGTGCGATCGCCGCCTTGATAGCTTCGCGCGCTTAGCACGTTGCCGTGCTGATCGAGGATGCGCGGGCCGGTGTCAGGCTGCGGGCGCATCAGTAACTGACTCCGATGACGCCGCGGCGACGGCTGGTGTTGATGCCGAGCTGAGCTTCCAGCGTGCGGATGCGCGCCTCGACACGATTGATGTCCGGCGGCGTGCGCTGTACACGCCGGCTTGCGTCGCCACGGCCCAACTGGTACTGCTCGACATGCTCGCCCGTGAGCAGCTTGCGGCGGACGATGTACAGCTCGTCCAGCTCGGATTGCAGAGCTGCCTGGTCAACCATCGTTGAGCTCCCGTGCGAGGTCTGAAAGTGACTTCCTTGCCGCCGTAGTGTCGACCCGGCGCGAATGGCTGGGGACGGAATCCGGGTTGTCCAGGGCGATGCCGAAGCGTTCCTGGGCAATGCGGATGGCGGCCAGGCTGTAGTTGCTGCAATCCCACGGCTCGTTGCGCCGCCGACCCTTGCGCATCTGCCAGACCAGCCGGCGGCCGGATGGCGTGTGCTTGGGGCGTAGTTCTTCGGCCGTGAGCTGCTTGAAATACTCCAAGCCGAACGATTCGCTGCGCGGCCAGTGCCAGAAGCCGGGGCCGGGTTCTTCGATCATCAGGCGGCGGTGCATCAGCGTCTTGCCTGTGTCGGTGCCGACGCTGACCAGGTATATGCCGTTCTTGTTCGGGCGCTTGGGCCAGGTGATGATCGGCTTGCTATAGGTCGCAGCACCCTTTACCGGGATCAGGAACAGCGGGCCAAGGGCTTTGGCGAGCGTGACGACCTCGTCGCCGTAGTGGCCACCGTGGTCGATGCAGCCGCATACCGGTTCGTGCAGGCGGCCGGTATCGCCGCGGAACTGGCGCGTCAATACCTCGGACAATTGCTTCCAGATGTAGGGCTTGGTCAGGTCGCCGTTGAGGATCTGGTAGTCGAGCGTCCAGCGTTCTTCGTGCGCGCCCCAGCCATCCCACTGGATTTCGAACCGGTCGTCCTGCGTGTCGACGCCGAAGGTGAGCGCGACAACGCCGGACGGAACTTCGGCTCCGTAGTGCTCGCGCCGAGTGCGGTGCAACACTTCGTA